CTTGATCATTGCTGAGGCCCTGGCGGCTGGCTCGCTGCGTGAACGTCCATCACCGCTTCGTGCGCTGCCTGTGTAGCATCGAGCGCATGCTGGCGCAACGCAAGGTCGTGGCCTGCCATATCCATCGCCTGCTTATGCTGCTGGCCGACAAAATCCATCTGCTGCCCGGCGAGTTCCATCTCGTGCTCACGCTGCGCCGTGCCAACGTCGTTGGCATGAATGACCAATTCGCGGGCGAGGTCGGTGTCCGCGATCTTTTCCTTACTCTGCCGGTCGAGCGCCTTACTCGCCATGTCCTGCTGCTTGCCCTGCGCGTCGACGGCGGCCTGCTGCGCCTTAGTCTGAGCATCCTTGAGCTTGGCCTGCGCGATAAGGTCCTGCGGGCTCGGCTGCGGCTGGGCATTCGGGTCGGGCGGCGGCGCAAGGTACTTCTCCGGCCGCGCATCGCCGAGCACACGTAGCGCCTCGCGGTAGACCTCCATCAGATTGAACACACCAGGGGGAGCCCCCTGGGCGAGCTGCAGACGGGCGACCGCCTTCATGATGCGATGGAAATGACTCGGCGTGTTCGGGTCAGCCTTCGGCACGAGGTCATAGTCGTCGAGCGCCTGCAGCAGCTTGGCGCGGTCCCATGTCGTCGTCATCTGCTTGCCGCGGCGCTGGCGCTGAAATCGCCAAAGCGCCTCCGGGTCCTCGCGAAACCGCTCGACCAGCAGCTGGAACTCTTCACTCTGTGCCTGATGCATCCCTTTATGGGCGGCAGACTCGACCTTCGTCGCTTGCTCGATCAGGGCCAAGGTTGTGCCCACCGGAGCATCCTGCTTGCCCTCGCCGATCGGCAAGTCCGCCGTGCCGCCGAGCTTTTGGGCGTAGCCGCGCGTCATCCCAATGACCTGAACGAAGCCCGGCGTCACGTCCTTGTACGGAAATGGCATGATCACCTTGCGAATATCGTCCACGCTGCCAAGGTCAATCGGGACGAACTGGCCGGCACCGGCAACAATTTGATTGGAGTCCTGCTTAGCGGCTGGTGATTTGGCCGCGACCCCACCAGGGAAATTGGCCATCTGCCCGCAGTCGATCGCCTCGCGCAACATGGCGGTGCAAGCATTCGTCAGGTTGCCGATCAAGTGCAACATGCCGATGCCGTAAAAGCCGAGCCATGTCACGAAATCCCACACGACGTAACGGCGCCGGATCGTGCAATATTCGTCGTCCTCGTCCCAATTGCGATTGACCGCCAGGATGCGCCGGCTGTCCTTCTCGATGGTCACAAGATAAGGCAGCGGCACGCCCTTGCCCTTGAGCGCAAAGGTTTCTGGCTCCAGGTCCGGCAGATCACGATCGCAGCAAACTTCGTACAACGTATAAGGCTGATCCTCGGGGCGCGTCTGGTCCTTGCGCACCCCTTGGATGTCCTCGATCTTGCCTGTGACAGGATCGGTCGTCCCAACTGGTTGCGGCGCCGCGACATCGCGATAGTGCCCCATCGCCACCATGCGCCGGAAGGTAGCTTGCCGCATCTCGACGATATGCGTGACGCGATCGGCATTGAGAATGTCGGTGGCCGCGTTGGAGACCAAGAAGTTCTGCGCCTCGATACTCTCGGAGACCGGCCGGCGCCTTAAGGGGCAATTGTAGACCTTCTTCACACCGAACCCGCCAAAATACACCCAGGCCAGCATGCGTTTTGTGTCGGGGTAATATTCCGTCGCGATCTGCGTCAAGTAATGGTTGAAATCCTTTTCCAGTACGTCAGCGAGATCGTCACGCGGATCGTCGCCCGTGTCCTCGATCTTGACTGGCCCGGCCGCCGGCAGGAACTCACCGATCGCGTTGGCCTGTCCGCGTACGATCGCCTCCGTCAAAACCGGATCGCGCACCTTGCTCATGCCCTCGACCGGAGCTGAACTGCCGCTAACATCGGCCTTGGGGTCCTCGATCTTCAGCCCGAGCAGCTCCAGGCCACGCTTGCGCGTGTCCATCCACTCCTTACGCGACTGCTCGTCCGCGTCGATGCCCTCCAGCAGCACTTCCGCCCACCGGGACAACTCATCATCGTCGATCTCATCAATGATGTTGTCGACAAACTGGGCGGGCTGCGGCTTGCCGTTGGCACCGATCGGCTTGCCTGAAAAATCAACCGTGATGGTGCCATCGTCATTCTTGATGACGAGCACCCTATCCCGTGGCTGGACCGGCGCCTCGTTGCCCTCGACCTCGACAAAGATTGGGCCGCCAATACCCGCGTCGGCGCCCAGTCCGCTCGGCTTGTGCCAAAACGCGTCTGGCGCCCGATAGTCAGCGTCGGCCATTGAGTTCGATCGCTCCGATAAAAAACGTCAACAAGAGCCACCATATCATGCTGTTTCCTTTTTCCTTTCACGCCGGATAGAGGACCATTGGCTTCTTGCGCTTTTCAGCAACCGCGCGGCGTTCACGCAGCAGCTCCTCATTGCGCCGGAGCAGGCCCTTATCGCGCAGCCATTTCGCCGCGTGGGTCGCCGAGTCGGTGAGGTCCTTGTACCGCCCTTTCGGGAACATCGCCATCTCGCTGCGCACCATCTCCGCCCAGTCGCGGGCCGGCGCCCACACGACTTCCTGGGCCCAGATCGGTTGGACCGCGAGCGCTCTGGAAACCTTGTCTTTCGGCGCCGGCATGCCAACGATGCCCCAGCGCTCGTCCGCATAGAGCCGCCGCATCTCGTGGATGACATCGAGCCCCGAGGCCTTGGCCTCGATCAGGAGCGTATCGGCGTTGAACCGCCTCGCAGTGTGGGCGACCCATTCGCAAAGCCCCCATCGCGGCTGGGCGCGCTTTGTCCATGAGGCGACGCTTTCGTCCTGGCGCTTGGGAATGTCCTCGCCGTGGATTTTGAGGTGCTTGCGCCAAGCGTGCATCAGCATGAGGCGCGGCACCTCGTCTTCGCCGCTCAACTCATCGGGTAACCACGGCTGGCCCGTCGGGCGCCACACGCCCCACACCGTCAAACCGCTAGGATCGTTTTCCTCTCGTTCCGTGAAGGCCGAGTCGAGCGACACAAGAATAAAATCCATGTCCGGGAACTTGCCTGTGGGACTCTCCCAGAGCTGCCACCACCCCAGTTCGAAGATACCGCCCTTCCGCGGCATCGGCGCCTGCTGGTACTGACCGGCATAGGCGAACGGGCCCATGTCGATCTTGAACTCCTCGACTTGGGAACGGGGAAATCTCTTGTCCCAGGCAAGTTCGCCGGCCCGTTCATCCATAGCGGCCGCATCGAGCAGGTCCCCGTCGTCATCGGTTGCCCGGGGGTCGATCCAGCCGATCTCGTTGCCCTCATAGTCGGCCGGAAACCGCTCGGGCTCGAACTCCATCGGGATCATGAGGTGGGTGTAGTTCAACTCAGCCGACAGGATGAAGCCAGATACATCCTCCTCGTGCAGCCGCTGCATGATGACGACGATCGCGGTGTTCTCGTCGTTCAAGCGGTTCGACATACTCTCCCGAAACCAGCGCACTGTTTCCTGGCGGACCTGTTCGGATTCGGACTGCTTGACATTGTGAGGGTCATCGAGGACGAGGCGGTCGCCGCGCTCGCCGGTCGAGACGCCGCCGACCGAGGTCGCCAGCTTCCATCCGGTACGCGTGTTGGCAATCTTGCGATCTCCGATCCGCTCCAGGGTGAATCGCTCACCCCAGAGGGATCGGTACCGCTCGGACTCAAGCAGGGCCCGAAACCTGCCGTTGTCGCGCTCGGTCAGCGTCGCCGAGTAGCTGAAGGCCACATAGCGCAGGTAAGGCCTGTTCATTGGCCCCCATTCCCAGGCGGGCCAAAAGACATCCACTAGCAGCGACTTCATCATGCCCGGCGGCACATTGATAAGCAGACGTTTGATGTCGCCGCGGGTAATCGCCTCTAGATGCTCGCACATGGCATCGAGAGGCCATCCCTCAACCATCTCGCGATCGGGCTCAAGCGCGGACCAGCAGTAGCGGACGAACCGGATCAAGCCGCCACGGCGCGCCTGGGCCTTGCGCTCCTTGTTGAACTCGGCCTCGGTCCTGACCGCATATTCGGCGTGCCGGCGCCTTTCGATTTCACGGTCGATCTCGCTGCGGGCTGTCGGCATCCGCGCCAGCATGCTGATGTCCCGAAGCGTCGTACTCATTTACCGCCTCCCTAACGCCGTCCAGGACGGTCCTCCGGAGCCGTGAGCGCCGTGAGCGCTCCGTAGATTGAGTACGTAGGGGAACATTAGGGCCCTCCGTCAGGAAACAATTTGACCGTGATCCGCCGGAAGAACACCAACTCGGCGTCGGTGAGCCCGGACAGGTTGAGCGGGGCGTTCGGATCGCCCGCGACCTTCACGGCGGACAGCTGCGGGTGCTCATAACGCGCTAAATCACGTAACACACTGTGAGCATAGAGCATTTGCTCCGCGACGACGCGCCGATCGGCCTTATCGCCGCGGTCAATTTCGGCCTTTGCACGGTCCATGAAATATTTAGCCACCAGCCTCATTTGATCAATGCTGTCAAAGCCTTGCGGGATTGTCTCGGCCCTTGTTGCAGCCTTTGCGACCTGTATGCTGGCTAACTTTTCGGGTATTGTTACTCTTTTTTTGCCGAAAATCTTATTGGGGGTGCCTTTTTGGCGGCCTCCGCGGCGTTCTCCGGGCCTCGAACCTCCTCCAGGCATTGAAGAATTTCCTTTTATAGCGATCGAATAGCCACGAGTGGCTAGGTATAAGGCGGGAGTTGACAAAAAATTAGGTAATGCGGTCTACGAACGGTGGGCGGGGTCGGCAGCGCGGCTTAATGTGACTGCCCGACCCTATTCATTGGAAACCTGATGGGAGATCAATAACATGCTGGACATCACTGCTGCCAACACCGCCCGCTTGCCGAATAGCACGTCTTCGGTAGTGAGGGCAACCACCGGAGAGCGGCGGCGCGGCGGTCGCTCATGCTGGCCTCCCATCGCCCAGAGGGAGGGACCATTTGCGCTCCCAGTCGTTGCAGCCGTCGTCGAGGTTGAGCGGCTTGTAGCCCAAGAGGCACCGCGGGAACGTTTGGAAGCTTTTGTAGCCCGGCGTGCCTGTTTCCTTGCCGTCGCGCCATCGGCACGATTTGCAGATCATGGGCGGCCGGCGCATGGCGTCGATCTGGTTGAGGACGGCCAGGATTGGCGCCAGGAGGGCGGCGTTCTCGGGCTTAAGGGTGGCGATGTTACGGGTGGCTTCGGTCATTTCACCAGCTTTCGAGTGCGCCGTCGGCGCTGTTCCGCTTTTATTCGTTTCAAATTTTCGTTGACGGAATTGGTGTAGAACTCTGCCAGTCTGTTTCTCACCGGTTTGGGAACACGGCACAGGAGGTAGACCCAGGTCATGACCAGAATTTCACCGAATTCCTCGCCGTTTTCGCACACTGTTTGGCCCCAGCTGAGGAGGTCATTGATGAGGCGGGAGGCGCGCTCGACCTCGGTTTCCTTGATGCATTTGTCGCGTTTTGGCATGGCGCCTGGGAGCAGTATTTCGAGGATGCCGCGGCGCTGATCAATTCCGTCGCGGCGATGAAGGCAATCCCTACGAGATACTCGGTTCGACCGCGATGGGTCTCGACATGATGGCGGTAGCGCCCGGCGCGGTCGTCGCGGCGATGGACCCTGAGCCGGAAATCGGATTGGTCGACCATTGGAATAACGGCATGTCAGCTTCGCGCACGCAATGCGGCGACAACCATAGCCGTTCGCGGTGCTGCTGGTCGCCCATGCCGCCGGTCAAATGCCCGTCGGTGAACCATTCCACGACGCTCCAACCGCGCGCCTCCAATGCAACGTGCTCGGTGTCAAACCCTGCCAGCACAATGCGCAAGTCGCGGTCGTCGCCGTTGGCGACGCACCACTCGCGCACGGCGTTGGCAATGCCGTCGGTATCGTGTCCGTAAAGGCCGTCGGCGCGCTCGCCGAGACTGTAGGGCGGGTCGAAAAAGACGCCCGCTTTGCCGCCGTTGCGCACAGGTAGGGTTTTGATTACGCCTATCGTGCACACCCGGCGCCAATCGCCATTGACGATGCGCACGTGACGGATACGCGCCGACAGCCATGCCATCCAGCGGCGCAGATTGGGCATGACGAGCGGATGAAACTCCTCGGTGTCGAGCCGCGACATGCCCGGCTCGCGGAGCTGCGGCCGGTTCACGCCCTGGCCATCGTTCGCCACATGCGGCAGGTCGCGCGACACGCCCGGCTCGCGAAGCCC